GGCTTAGCAAACCAATGGCTTGCATTGCAATATGGCTGGTTGCCACTGCTAACTGATATACATGGTTCCCTACTCGCGCTTGACAAGCTCGATAGGAGTGACTGGAGAGTCACAGCAGTGTCGAAGGTTCAAACTGAGCAAGTTTCCAACGGCTTACATACCACTACTACAAATTTTAAGTGGTACAGCTATGGAATCTGTAAAGCGAAGCACAGTGTTTACTGTCGCATCGATGCTCAGCCTTCCTCGTCGGCCATCGCCTCTTTGGCCTCAGTTGGTGTCGTTAACCCTGCCACACTTGCCTGGGAACTTCTTCCCTATTCCTTTATAGTCGACTGGTTTCTTCCGATTGGGGATTATATCTCCCAATTCGATGCACTAGCCGGCTGGGAAATTTTAGGCTACTCTTCGAGTGCTTTTTCAACAGGCACTCTCGAGTTTCGTGGCGTAAGCACTACAGATTATGATCAATACGGTAATAGCTATTACACCCGCCGTGAATGGTCGGGTGATCGTAGATTTTGCCGTCTAGTCAGAACTGCTAGTGCTACAGTACCGTTTCCTCTCTTTCCGAAGATTAAGGATCCACGGTCGACACTACATATGGCAAACGCCCTGTCTCTTTTGACATCGGCATTCCTTCCTAACGGAAGACCACGGATTAAGTAGGTTCACTTACTTCGTCCACTACCAGGAGTTACTGGCAATGCCAGTTCGCGCTAATCTCACCGTCAACGACGGTCAGGCAACGCCCGCTGCTCACACTTTCGCCGTAAATGGCGACAAAGGGGCTGTAGCATCTTTCGTCGACAAGACGAGCGGTATTCCGATCGGGTTCATTGAACTCGGTCACGAAGTCCGCTTTGCTAAGTCGGTTGGGGCTGCTAACAGCGTCCTTATGTCCGTTAACCTCCCCACTTTGGGGACGGTCAACGGTGTGACGCAGAAGGTCCGTAACAGTTCGGCTTTGGTGAGGTTTAACTTCGCCCAGGATTCGACTGACCAAGAGCGGAAAGACCTGGTGGCTTATGTCATCAACGGTCTTGGCAATGCGACCATCCGTCCCTCGCTGTATAACATCGAGCCGTACTACGGTTAATTCCGTAGCTCGGCGTACTCGGTGTCTACTTCAAAGGGCGATGGAGACATCGCCACCCGCCTAATGAATGCCCCACTGGGGCTTTCAACCATGAGGATTTTCCTATGGCTTCTGTCAGTCATCGCAGCTTTAGGGCTGCTCTCGTTGCTTGTGCTCCGCCCCTCGCTCGTATCCACGAGCGTATCGCCGAAGCGCTCGGTGGCCCCTTTGCAGGGTACACCGGGCCGTACGGAGAGCCAGGAGGGGGTTGTTTGCCTCCCCCTGACTTCACCGGCGACTCTTTAGCCAGCCATGGTACTAACTTTAACGCTAGTATTACTGACTTTGCTATTAAGTACTTCTCATCTCAAGTCTTCTCGAAACTCGACGACGGGAAACCGTCGAAAAAGAAAGAGGAGGCAACTTGGGAGCGATTCATAGAGGCGGAACATTCCTGTCTGAACTCTAACCGTCGCCTTCGGACTTGGGCAGATTCTGCCAACGCTCCAGCAATTACGCTGGCGCGTCGTTACGTCCGTAGGGTGCTGCGTGAGTTCAGCTGGGATGAGGCGGCTGAGAACTTTTCCTGGGGCAAAGGTGCCTCAACAAGGTTGAACCGCCGCAAGGCGGATGCCGCTCACAAATACTCGGGTAATCCCGAGACAACGATCGGTAATGCGATTCTAGCTAATGCTGCGTTGCAGCATAACCCCCTGTGGGCTCGGTATGTTGAGCCTTTACCGGAGGAGCTAGGTGTCGGGCGATGCAAAATCGTCCCCGGCAATCGCATAGTCACTGTCCCGAAGAACTACAAAACGCACCGTACGATAGCCATCGAGCCTGATATGAATATGTATATTCAATTAGGTATCGGTAAGCTAATTCGTCGTCGATTGAAACAAGCCGGTCTGGACTTGAACACCCAGACGGTAAATCAGAACCTTGCCTGTGAAGGCTCAGCTACTGGTTTATTGGCTACAATCGATTTGAGCCTAGCAAGTGACACGATCTCTCGTGCCCTTGTAGAACTCTTGGTGCCTTCCGAGTGGTGCGAGGCTTTAGGGCAAACTCGTAGCCCCTACGGAGTTCTTCCTTCTGGTGAAAAAATATTTTACCAGAAGTTCAGCAGCATGGGTAATGGCTACACGTTCGAGCTTGAGACACTGATCTTTTGGTGTCTCTGCAGGGCGGTAGCAGATATACATGGGGCTGATTCACGCCGTGTGACCGCCTATGGAGACGACTTAGTCGTTCCTGTGGAGGTCGCGGAGCATACCATGGGCCTCTCGCGGTATTTGGGTTTTACTCCAAATGCCGATAAAAGCTACTGGTACGGTCCGTTTAGGGAGAGTTGCGGTTCGCACTTCTTCTTAGGCATGGACGTGACGCCGTTTTACGTCAAGAAGCCACCAAGGACCCTAATAGATCTTTTCAAAATCCACAATCAGATATTCC